CTTTTTATTATATTTTTCAGATATATATTGATAAGTGGCACTCAGACGTGAGCCGCCACTTGACCGTTTAATCATTGCTTTTTCTGACAGGCATCTCCAGTTAAACGGTCTTCTTCTTTTTGTGTTGGTTTCACGTCTTAACATTTTATTGTTTACGGAAACCACTTCATGAAAAGACTTCTCGAATTACGCCAACAAAAGGCAACTCTCACCGAGCAAATGCGCTCATTGCTCACTAAAGCAGAAACCGAAAAGCGTTCTCTCACCGAAGATGAAGCCAAAAGTTTTGATGAGTTACGTCATCAGTCGGAATCCCTAAATATTGAAATTGCCCGTTATGAAGTGATGGCAGAGGAAGAACGCAGTCAAACAGGCAAACAGGTATTAGGTGATAAAGCCATCAGTAATGATGAATTACGTCATTATATCCTGACAAGCGAAACGCGCGCGTTATCTACTGGGGTTCCGGCTGATGGTGGCTATACCGTTATTCCTGAACTGAATAAGCAGATCATGCAACAATTAACCGATGATTCGGTGATGCGTAAAATCTGTACCATCAAAACTACTCACAGCAACGAATATAAACAATTGGTTTCTGTGGGTGGTGCAAAAGTCAATCACGGTGAAGAAGGTCACGCTCGTACTGAAACTGGCACACCAAAGTTAGAAGAAGTCAGTATCAAATTATTCCCTATCTACGCCTATCCCAAAACCACGCAAGAAATTATTGATTTTAGTGATGTGGATATTCTGAGCTGGTTAAGCTCTGAGATTGGTGACACGTTCGTTGATACTGAAGAAGTCGATCTCGTCACGGGAGATGGTTTGAAAAAAGCAAAAGGTTTTTTAGCTTATCCTCGTGAAGCCAAAGATGACAAAACGCGTGCTTTTGGCAAATTAGAAAAACTGGAAGCAACGACACTGACAGCGGATAGCTTGATTGATTTGAAATTTAAGCTTAGAGCGAAATACCGTAAAAATGCTGTTTGGGTGATGAACTCCAATACTGCCGCTAAAGTACAGAAATTGAAAAATGGTAATGGGGATTATATCTGGCGTGATCGTTTACAGTCTGGCGATCCTGATACCTTATTAGGCTTATCGGTTCATTACCTCGAAAATATGACCGATGATGTGATTGCATTAGGTGATTTTAAACGCGGTTACTTCATTGTGGATCATGAAACGGGGACACGTACTCGCCCTGACAATATTACAGAACCAGGCTTTATCAAAGTTCACACCGACAAATATTTAGGGGGTGGGCTGGTGGATTCTAACGCGATTAAAGTGTTAGAAGTGAAAGCTGCGGGTTAATAACTCTGGAAGCGTTCCTGTGATCTCAGGAGCGCTTTTTATTGTCAGGAATGTGTTATGAAAAATATTGAGCTAGAAATCCGTACCGCCACGCTATCAGCCAATGATAAAAAGCTGGTGGGTTATGTCATCAAATGGGGCTTACGTTCTCATGTACTTTGGGATGAGTTTGTTGAGCAGTTTGCCCTAAATGCGTTCAGTAACAGCTTATCAAAGGGAAGTGATGTCAGGGCGTTATACGAACATGATTACACTAACCTATTGGGACGCACGACTTCTGGCACATTACAGCTTACCGAAGATGAAATAGGGTTACGTTTTGAACTCACTCCGCCTGATACGCAACTAGGGCGTGATGTTCTCACCTTGGTTGAACGAGGTGATATTTCAGGCATGAGCTTTGGTTTTCGAACGATTAAAGATCAGTGGGATATTGGTCAAGAGCCGTATGTCAGAACTGTATTAGAAGCCGAACTCCATGAAATCACCATCACCAGTTTACCCGCTTACCCTGATAGTGGCGTAGAAATTGCCAAACGCTCCTTAACACTCAGTAAACCGCAAGCGGTAAAAGATTTTGACCGCTGGTTACAATTAGCTGAGGTGGAATAATGTGGCCATTCAAACGTAAAGCCTCCGAATCCCGTAGTCTAAGTATTGATGAGTTTCTTTCTCTGGCAGGGATATCTAACACAAACTCAGGGGAACACGTTAGCTCGTCAACAGCGGAGGGCTTACCTGCCGTGATGAATGCGGTGACGGTCATTAGTGAAGCTATTGCCTCCATGCCCTGTTTTCTGTATCGAGTACACAATGATAAAGGGCGAGAATCAAGAGAGTGGTTAAGTGATCATCCTGTTGATTATCTTCTCAATGAAAAGCCAAATGACTGTCAGACCGCTTTTCAATTTAAGCGCACGTTAATGCGTCATTGTTTGCTCAATGGTAACGCCTATGCGGTGATTGCGTGGGGTAAAGATGGGCAGCCTAAATCAATACATCCTTACCCCCCTAGTGCGGTAGTGATTAATCGACTTGGAGATCACCGATACAGTTATACCGTGACTGAACCGTATAGCGGTAAGGTGAAAACCTACCTACAAGAAGAAATCTTGCATTTACGTTATGCGACCGATGACGGTTTTTTAGGACGCTCACCCGTTACGATTTGCCGTGAAACATTGGGCTTAGGATTAGCTCAACAACGACACGGTGCGAGTATCATGAAAGACGGTATGATGGCATCTGGCATTATTAAATCGGGTGAATGGCTCGATAGCCTCAAAGGGACTAAGGCATTAGAAGCCCTAGAACGCTACAAAGGGGCACGTAATGCAGGGAAAACCCCCATTCTTGAGGGGGGCATGGAATATGAACAATTAGGCATGAGTAACCAAGATGCGGAGTGGTTAGCTTCAAGGCGTTTTACCATTGAAGATATTGCCCGTATGTTCAACATTAGCCCTATCTTTTTACAAGAATATTCCAACAGTACCTACAGTAACTTTAGTGAGGCAAGTCGTGCCTTACTGACCATCACTATGCGTCCGTGGTTAGCTAACTTTGAGCAACAAATTAAATCGGCACTGTTACTCACGTCACCCACACCGAATATTCGTTATCAAGTGGAATTTGATACGGCAGATTTACTCCGCGCTAATCCTACGGAGCGTTTCCGCAGTTATGAAACCGCGATTAAGTCGGGAGTCATGTGTCCGAATGAAGCCCGTGAGCGTGAGGGGTTGCCGCCTCGTGAAGGCGGTGATGAATTTAGTCAGGCATGGAAACAGACCGTCGAGGTCAAGAAAGGTGCTGACAAGGAGGATGAATGAAAGCAGGACGCATGAATCAACGGGTGACTATTCAACGCTCAAAACTAAAACCAGATGCCCTCAGTGGTAATGAGGTGATGTGGTTTGATATTGCGACAGTCTGGGCAGAGGTAAAAGGCATTCGAGGGCGGGAATATTTCAGTAGTCAACAGACACAAAGTGAAACCACCGTGAGAGTTTGGTTGCGTTATTTTCCTGATGTGACTACCGCGGATCAGTTGATGTTTCACTACGCAGGTACGGACGGCAAGTATTGGGATATTAAAAGTATTGTGGCCGATAAAGCCAAGGGCAGTATGGAAATGATTTGTGTGGGGGCAGAACGTGACGACAACTAAGCCAGAAATTGGTCTTGATGAAGTGAAGTTACATTGCCGTATTGATGGGAGTGATGAAGACAAACTGATTGAGTCTTATATCACGGCAGCATTAGAAGTCTGTCAACAACATATTGGCAAACGATTTGAAGCAGGACTGGACTTTACTCCCGCGATAAAGATTGGCTGTTTAATGTATATCTCATTGCTGTATGAGAACCGAGGTTTTATCAGTGAAGGTGAGATAAAAGAAATCCCGTTTACGATTAAATCATTGTGGTCAGTCTATCGCGATGTGGGAGTGTATTAGATGCCATGGCAACCACTAAAGCGTTGTAGCTATCCAAGCTGTAATAAGCGTGTGAAGTCTGGGCGATGTGATGAACATAAACGAGAGGCTAGACGACAACAGGACAGTCAGCGAGGAACGCGAACCGAACGAGGTTATAGCAATCGATGGGGTCAGTATCGCTTGCAGTATCTCAAGTTAAATCCGTTATGCGTGCATTGCCTCAGAAAAGGGATATATACCCCTGCAACTATTGTTGACCACATTATCCCTATTAATGGTGATAGTGATGTGTTGTTTTGGGTGGATTTTAATCATCAAGCGTTATGCCACAGTTGCCATAATACCAAAACCTTTAAGCATGATCCTCTTACTAAACAAAAGCGTAAAAATGGGGAATATCGAGAGTTAGAGGAAAAGGCGACACGACATAATGATTGGCGAGATGAGTATAACCGTAATGCGTGAAGATGAAGTAAATCAATTGGTTAAAGGGCTTCTTAAGCACAGTGAACCGTATCGACAACGACAACTAAAAACGCCTACAACGCACACAGCAAGGCGCACAACACAACGCGATAGGGAGCTTATGGAATGTTTCCGAAATCGTTAGAAAATCGCATAGAAGGAGTGGGGGCATCAAAAATGACAAACGCTCTCGTTTCAGGAACCGCACGCCTCCTCGAATTTTTACGCACGGCAATTTTTTTGAAAATAATTTACTAGGAAATAGAAATAGTTATGGCAAGAGCACCTAAACCCCCTGTTTATCTTAATGAGATAGCGACGAAAGAGTGGAAAACAAAAGCCAAAATATTGGCAGAACGTGACGATCTGACGTTAGCCGATTGGAACAATTTAGAATTGTATTGCGTCAATTATGCGATGTACCGTAAAGCGGTTGAAGACTTAGATAATCGAGGGTTTAGCATTATCAATAGCCAAGGCAGTGAGAGCCGTAATCCTTCATTGAGTGCCAAGGCTGATGCTGAAAAAATCATGATTAAAATGTCTTCCTTACTGGGGTTCGATCCCGTTTCTCGTCGTAAAAATCCGATTGAAACTGAGGAAGAGGACGAATTAGATCGCCTATGAACGCATGGGAGCAGTACGCAAGCGACATCAAAACAGGCAAAATCCCCGCCTGTCAGCGGTTAAAGCAAGCCGTTGAACGTTACTATAATGACTTAAATAACCCGCTTTACACCTTTGATAATGAGATCGTAGAGCGTTTTATCGGGTTCTCCCGAGTTTGCCCTCATGTCAAAGGGCATCTGCGAGGTAAGCCGATAGAGCTTGAGCCGTGGCAACAATTTGCCTTTGCTAATCTCCTTGGTTTCAAGATGACCTCAACAGGGAGAAGGAAATACCGTAGCGCTTATATTCAGGTTCCCCGCAAAAATGCGAAATCCACCGTTGCGGCAATTCTAGCTAATTGGTTCTTGGTGATGGAAAACGGGCAACAAGATATTTATACCGCCGCAGTGAGCCGAGATCAGGCGCGTATTGTCTTTGATGATGCCCGTCAAATGTGTGTGTTGTCTAAACCACTTAAAAAACGGGTGGTCATACAGCAACATAAAGTTATTAATCCGAAACGTAATAGCTTATTGAAACCTCTTGCCGCTAAAGCCGCGACTATTGAGGGAACCAATCCCAGTTTAGCGATTGTTGATGAATATCACTTACACCCTGATAATGCGGTTTATTCTGCCCTTGAATTAGGGATGGGGGCACGTCCTGAAGGGATTTTATTTGCGATCACAACGGCAGGCAGTAATGTCATTTCAGCCTGTAAACAACATTATGATTATTGTTGTCAAATCCTTGCAGGTGAAGAACAAAATGAATCGTTATTTGCTTTGATTTATGAACTCGATGACGAAAAAGAAATTGACGATGAACGTCTGTGGATAAAGGCGAATCCCAATCTTAATGTGTCAGTTGATGGTGATGCTTTATATGACACGATACAAAAGGCACGAGGCATTCCCTCTCAATGGACGGAAATGTTAACTAAACGCTTTAATATCTGGTGTCAGGGAGAGATTCCTTGGATGGGGGAAGGGGCATGGTTAGCGTGTAAAATGGACTATACCGAAACTGATCTACGATGCTTGGAGTGTTATGCTGGGATGGATCTATCTTCTACGGGGGATATTACCAGTGTCTGCTATACCTTTCCTGTTGATAATGAATTGTTGTTATTGACTCGCCACTATATCCCCGAAGCGCAGTTACAGAACCCGGCCAATAAGAACAGGGCGATTTACCGTCAATGGGTTAAGTCAGGTTGGCTTCGTACCACTCCTGGTGATTGTATTGATTATGATCGCATTCGTGATGATGTGCTTAGAGACAGCCAACAATTTAATATCAAATTGACAGGTTTTGATACATGGAACGCTACCCATTTAAGGACACAGCTACAAGGTGCGGGGTTAGATGTTGAGCCATTCCCTCAAACTTACATGAAGTTTAGCCCTGTGGCGAAATCAGCCGAGGTATTCGTTAATCGTAAAATCATTCGTCACAATGGCGATCCGGTGCTTGCGTGGGCGATGGCTAATGTCGTCATGGAAACGGACGCAAACGCGAATATCAAGCCCAATAAAAAGAAATCAGCCAACAAGATTGACCCTGCAATTGCTTTCCTTATGAGCTTTGGCACATGGCAGATTGAACATGAAGATTTTGCCTTCAACTTAACGGGTGAGCAGAAAGCCCTTTTAGACTCTTTTAATGGGGTATAACACATTGATTTTATTTCAATAAATAGACATACTTCCCAATGGGTAAAAGTACAAAATTGAATCATCTAAAAGGCGTGGTGTAAATCACCATACCTTTGCACTTATTGCGATATCACAACATCTTGATTTTGTTCCAGACGACAAAAAAGTCGTCTGAGTTATTGAGAAAAACATATTTGCGAAATTATCAATAGGTTAGAACGCTAAACGTACTTACCTCAATTAGGACGCCTTAATCTCAAGGAGACATGAAGTTATGAAATTGAAGGTTCCTCACTGACTGGCAATACCACAGTGCAAATACGCACTCTGAATAAATATCAATAAGTTATCTACGTTGAGAAATAAGATTACAACAAAGAGATACGGCAAGGTATTGGCAATCAGATTTCAGACGGTCAAATTGACCGTTAGCAATAAAAACAATGTGTTGTAACTTATCACCATTGGTCACTAAAACAATGACCAATGAGCGTTAATCTATTTTTATGACAGAATTAAGTGTTATCAAGCAGTTATAAACATAAACCCACTTTGTGTGGTAATTAATTATAATCAATTAGTTATCCTGATAGTTGAGATGTTGCGACGAATTTCTTCGGAACCTATTGTCTAAAGTGAGGACTTCGAAGTAAGCGATGCAATAAAAAGTGCATCGGTTGAAATGATTAATGGTTTAAAACCTACGTTGTATAAATCACCATTCAGATGATAAAGATGGGAAAAGGTGTAACGGAAATCATCACACCTTTAAAAACAGTCAAACTATAGCCTGTATATCGACATACTTCTTAGTACTGTTACCCTTTCCGACTATGCCTATAATTACAAGCGTTAAGACTAGCCTCAATTTTGAGAAGACTGATTTTATTGATAAATATAGACTCAAAAATGAGCAGATTGATTTTATTGGTAAAATTAGACTGCAACCACATTTGAACTTTAATAGAAATCATTATGCTATAAAAAAGGTGCACAGTATGCACAGTTGGTGCACACCGTATTCACCCTCATTTATTGTTAAATATCAATTAATTAAGTTGATGGTGCATAGGGTGCACAGTTGAGGGCTTCAAAAAGATTTATAGGGGGGTAAGGAACAAATCGCAGGATAATAAAGTTTATTTGTACATAATTTAAACTACGAAAGTTTTGTAGTTTACCTATCTCTTTCTTTTCACATTAAGCAATCAGTCTGGCGAAACAGCTGCCACCATTTTGATCATACCTTTGGCATAACATAGTTAGAAAGCTAACAATCATCACGTTTGTATCTATCTTATCGGTTGTTTATACAATTGTTCAGGTATCCGTGTATAAATATATGTATAAACAATAACAAAAAAGCCCTTAACAAATAATGAAAAGGGCTTTTTGATTCAATGTATTATACAGCTTCTATTAATTCATGCCGTAT